GAACCAATACCTGCACTAAATGATTTTTGAATATTTAATGACGCTTGGGCAAAATCACCACCTAATTGAACTGCTGTATTACCTGTAATCTTTAATAATTCATCAAAAGAAATTCCCATTTCCTCTGCTTTGTCAGCAACAGTAGCTAATGCAGTTACACCCTGTTGAATGTTTCTTAATTCAAAAGGTGTTTCTGATGCGAACTTTGTGACTTGTTGAAGTGCCTTTGCACCTGCTTCAGCAGAACCAAATAATGCTTTTAATTGAATACCTAGATTTTCAACTTCTATACCTGCATCTAAAAAACCTTTTAATACAGTAGCACCACCAATACCAATTAACGCATTTCTAAGATTAAATACGTTTCTTTGCATACTAGACAACCCACGATTGACTGAATTAAATGCTCTAAGTGTTTTGTCTTTAGCAAGAATATCAATTTGAAGTTGTTTAATAGACATTATCTTCTTTTACCTTGTAGTTTCTGTTTATTCAATTCTTTTTGTTGTTCATCAGCTTTGTGACTGAAATAAGCAACCCATAGATTAAATTCTTCTACTGGCATTTGCAATATTTCGCCAATAGTTTTATGTAATGTTTCTGCTAAGAAAAAGTGAAAATTTAAGTCTTGGTCAGAATTTATTTTTTTTTTAAATCGTCTAAACTTGATTGAGTACCAAGTATTTGACTTGCGACCCTACCAATAATATCTGGGTCAACAAACTTCTTCATCTTAACTTTACTTTCAAGGTCAAACATTTTTTCACCATCTTTGGTTTCTGCTTTCTTGACAATTACGTCAATCAATACAGTCAAATCATTATCGTTTGAACCTTTGAAAATTTCAGATTTTTCTAGTAGCGTAAAAGGTTTGACATAAATGGCATCTTCGCCTGTCAATCCCCACTCCTCAACTTCTATAATTTTTATTTCTTGATGCTTAAAATGATTAATAGCACCTTCAAGAAAATCCTTTTTAGGCATTTAAATTATACAGTTGTAGTGCTTACGCCACCAGAGAATTGTACGTTTATAGTTCTTGAAATAACACCATCAAGTGTCACAGCTTGAGATACACCAGTTACAATTGCTGTTCCTGTGTAATATGTATCGCCACTATCTGCACCTTCTGGATATAAGTTTAAAGTTACTTCAGCACCAACAGTTAATGCACCTTGACCTGTGGCATCTGTTTCGTCCCAATGACATTCAACAGTACCAGTAGCATCACTTCTTAATGCTTTATAGGTTTTAGATGTATCTGTTAGGCTTGTATCTTCAACTGTGTCATTAGTTTCATCAACAGTAAATCCAGTTACTTCTGCAACTGCGTTAGCACCTACTTTGACTACTCCACTTGTTCCGACGTGTGTTGCCATTCTTCATACTCCTTTTGTTCGGTTTGTTCTTCTACTATTACCTCTTTTTTCTTTGATGTTCTAGTAGATTTTTTGTCTATTGAAAGTTTATATCCTTTCGCCAGAAACTTGTCTAGTTCATTATCCCAAATAGATATACTTCCTAGTCCATTTGGCATAAATAGTGTTACTCGTTTAGCCATTATGAAGTCCCTCTAATAAATTCATAAAATACCCTTACCACAATTCTAATACCACCCAAAGGATATAATGTACCTTCATCTGATGACACTTCTATAATTTTTGTTTCTTTAGCGTTTCCACCTCTAGTTCTATCTGTGTCTAAAGTTTCTTCTACTACTTCAATAAACTGATTACGTTTAGTATCTAAATTTGTTTCTGTTCCTTTAACATAACCAACAATTACATAATCTATTGTGCCACTTCTTTTACCTGCTGAATAATCACCTAGAGCAAAATCTTCTCTAGTTTCATCACCTGTTGCTATATACAAAGCAGGAAATTGTGGGTCAGCTAATTCTTCTGGATTAAATGGTTCTCTAGTAATCTTTTTAAATTCAATAGGTGAACTAACAGCGTCTAATGTACTGATAATATTACTAGCTATATTTTCTCTAATACTCATAATTTAATTCCCTTTATAACATCTTCAAATATCTTTTGTATATTAACTTCTTCCTTTTTAGAAATACTAAAAAATTGCCTTCTTACCTTTGATTTACCTGCACCTGCCTCATCGTGATAATATGCTTTCTTATTCGCCTGTGCTTGTCTAAAGAATAATGTTCCTTTACTGGGTGTAATTCTATTAGTTAGGGAACTAAACATTTGTCCTGTAAAATTTAAATCAACAAATCCAGATTGTCTGCCTTTATATCTTCTATATTCAGCATAACCACCTTTAAATGATTTATAATTAGGTGTTGCACCTTCTGGACCAATATTAAAGAAAAAAGATTTTCTGGAATAAGGAATAAAGTTTGCACCAAATACATCTTTACCTTTAAATGTTCGGTCTTTAATAGCTGATATTTCAAACGCAGATGCTTTGGCTAATCCTGTTTGAATTTTTGATTTTAAAGTTTTAGAAGCGTTTTTAAAAGACGCTTTAACTTCATTAGAATTAGTACGGACTGTTGCTTCTGCAACCATTATCTAACTAGGCGTAATTTGTGGATAGGTTCTTTTTCGTCAACAGTAATTGTGTCGTTTCCATCTTCATCATATTCAACACCATCTCTTAATACTGCTTGAAATTCCTCATTGTACTTTTTTCTATAATAATCCATTTTAACTTGAAATGTATCTGCACCATCACCACCCTGTGGGTCTTTCCATTTAGTAAGGATAGGTAAAATATATTCTGCTAATGCTTTATAAACTGTTGCTCTAGTCCATTGACTAGGCGTTAAATTATCTTCATTCATTTCAATAGTGGTTACTTTGGTTATATCTCTATAACGCACTGTATGTCTGTATCGTTCCCACCATTCTTCTCTAACTTGGCGAATAACGTCATCTTCAGCAAATTGTAATTGTGTATCAAAGTCTGTAATTCCATATTCAGCAATATCTGGTTGATATTCTTGAACGTCTGATAATGCTACTGAAAATTTTGTTGTTGCCATAATAAACCTTTCAAGTGGGTGGGGAAAAACCCCACCCTATTTAATCATCAATTAGAATGCACTGTCAACAGTGATAGCACAACCATAGTTATCTTTAATGATATTCTGACCCTTCATAATTGAACCGACAATTTCAGTTGCTCTCATAGAAGCATCTCTTTGTGTTTCAATTTTGAAATCTTCCTTAATCGCAAGACCAAGTGAGATTGGGTGGAATACAGCACCAACTGAATCGTCAGCAGAGTCAATAGAGATGTTAGCATTCTCGTATAAGTCAATTCCAAACATAGAACCAACAAAACCAGAATTGAAAACATTTTCACCAACTGATGAAATTGCAGGTGCTTGTGATGCAACATAACCTGCTGATGTTAAAGTCTTTTTAAGATTAAACATCGCTTTAGGGTGGAACACAGCAACGTATGGTTTAGGTACGTTTAATGCTCTTAATGTTGCTTCAGCTTGTAATAGTAAGTCAGCAGTTAATTCTGTTCCTGCTGAACCTAAGTCATTACCAGATGCGAATGAACCGAATAGGTCAACTATATCTGTGTCAACTTTCTTAGCGATTGACTCACCAAATACTCTACCAATATCTTGTGCGATTGGTCTAGCAGATGATTCTCTTGCTAAGTCAGTTAAAGTTGTCATTACGCCTACTTCTGCACAAGTTATTAATGCTTCAGTTGGATTAACTTCGGTGTTTGCTAAATCTGAACCTTCAGCTACTGCTGATGCAGAAATAGTTGGGAATACAGGAACAGCAACTTGTTTGCCTTGTCCTGTGATGTTGTAAGTAGTTACTAGCGGACGCATTACTGAGGTTTCTTGGAAAGTGAAAATCGCTTCCTGTATAATCTCAGTATATAGTTCACTAATACTACTTGAGGTTGTTTCGTTAGCCATTGGGCAACTCCTTTTTTATATTAGTTATTAATAGTTAGTTTTGGTTTCATACTAAATCCCGAACGTGAATTGCGGTATTCAACATACTGCTTTCTTTGTTCTGGATTGTTCAAATCCAAGTCCGCCAGATTAAAAGGTTTAGCGTCAACCTTACCCACGTTGCCCTTACTTCCACTGCCACTAGGTGTAGCCATTTGGAAATGAGGATTCTGTGTAAGAAATTCAGAAACATATTCTTCAACAGAATAAAGATTTCCGTCTTTGTTATATCGTGGAGTACCATTTTCTGCAAGAACTTCTACTTGTCCATCATCGTTTAGGTGGACATTGTTCTTTAATAGTTCTACCACTTGTTGAGGATTGATTGCCTTATTCTTAGAAGCAGAATTAATTAAAGCATCATTAATCTTAATATTCTTTAAATCGCCTTGTAATTTTTGAATTTCAGATTGATACTTATTGGCTTGGTCTTTAAGAATGTCCTCAAATTCGCCACGCTTCTTTTTTTCCTCTAACTGTGCAGTTTCTTTTTGTTGCATCAGTTGTTTTACTTCATCAAGATTATCCGTACCAAGTTCTTTGTAGATTTTAGCACGTTCTCTTGCCAGACGTGTCTTTACGATATTTTCAATATCTTGTTGTGAAAGACCTTTATCTTCTGTTGTTTTTTCCTGTATTTGTTCCTCTTGTACTGATGTGTCATTTTTTGTTTCAAGTGTTTCATTCACTTGACCCTGTTCATCAGTCATTTTACACTCCTTAATTTGTGTTAATTAAATCTTTATAGAAAAATTATTTATTCTTCAAGTAATTCTTCCCATTCTGGGTCGAATGGAATGAATGAATGTCGGCAACGATAACCGCCTCTATTAACAAATGGGTCACTTCCAGACTTACCAGACCAAGATTGACCAGACCAAACACTTCTTGCTTCTTCCTCTGTAAATACTCTATTTAAGTTCCTTCTACAGAAATCTCTAGTAGTGACAATGCTCGTTCCTGTGTATTTATAAGAAGTTATCCCTGCTTCATCACCTTTGTACTTAGTGAACTGTCCGTCAAATTGCATAATACTATCGTGTGCAATCTGAGATGAATATTTACGCATATTCTCACCTAAAATGTCAGCACCATATTTGGTGTGTAATGTTTCCCTAGCGGATTTTATTTTAGCAATAATAGAAGCATCAGATGAATATCTATTTTTATCTATATAGCTAACTAATCTATTAATAGCGTTTTCATTACTACGCTGATAAACACCATTGATTTGTCCTCGTATGTTCTTGACCATTTCATTAAATGGTTTGCCGATTACTGCTGATTGATAAACCTCATTCGCAATAGTATCTAAAAACCGATTGCCAATATCTTGGAAACCACTAAAGGATAAATACTTTAGGTCATTAATGACCTTTAAATCTGGTTTAGTTAATGTTTTAAATCTAGCAGGAATAGGCAGTGGTTTAATTAGGTCTTGGTATTCTTTTATAATCTCATCGTATTCACTAACAAGTGCGTCAGCTTCTTTTAAATAATTTTCTTCAATTAATCTTTTAAGGTTAGGTCTAAGTTGAATGGCTATCTGTGTATTTAATGTCGTTCCACCAGATGTGGTTCTAGTTAAGTCAGCAATAATGTCATCTTCAAGTTTCTTTAATACGCCAATAAGACGTTCTTCGTGGGTGTCAATTAATCGGTTTATTGTTTCTTGTTTTGCCATTTTTTATTTTTCCAAAAATCGTGTCAAATGTACATTTGTGTCGCACCCTAAATTGCGATAATAAATAATTCTATTTTTCACTTAGTCCATTTTTACCCTATTTCTGAAAAATTGGAAATCCCAATATGATATAATGGGTATGTACATTAAATTTTATATAAATTTAATTTGCTCTTTAACATTGTGAATATGGTTGGTTCAAAGTACTGGAGGTACTATATGAAAAAACAAATATACTATAAAAGGGTGTTATTTACATCTTGGAAAAACCTTGAGGATAAAACCGAAGGTATAGAAAGAAATGAACATTTGTTCGTTAGCATAGATGGTGAAATTTGGGAGGAAATAAATAATAAAGTTATTCTCTCAGATATATCTATGAAAGACTATGATGAGATTAAAAAATTTTTTGATAAACTTAACATAAGACCACATCAAAAGTTTTTTGATTATTATCAGAATATCTATCTTCATTTAGATTATTGGAATAAAGTTCCAAGAATTAAAATATTAGAAGAAACTATTATTAACTAATAACCTACCAACCATATCACAATGGAAAGTTTTTTTTCCAAGCACGAATTGACCAATAGGCAGGGGATAAGGTCTTTTGACCCTTAACTTCCTTTAAAACACCCCCCATTCTGGCTAGAAATGACCTTTGTCTGGCAGGTATATTCTTTTTGATACGCATATTAGGGTCGCCAAATCGGACAACCTTCACATTCCCTGTAGATTTATCTTTAACATAGACGCCAAACTTCTTTGATTTGTTTGGGGTTCTGAAAGGTTTATTTAAACTAACTTGTCTGCCTCTGTATTTAGCCATTAGTCTTGATACCATTCTATCAAATCATCTTCAATATATTGTTGAATGATTTGTTTTTCTTTAAAGGGATTATGTCTAGCACCATAGTATTCTTTGTGTCTAAATTCTCTTTTGGTGTATCGGTTGGGTGTAATAAAGAAATCAAATTCATCTATGTAGATTTTATTCTCTAGTTTATTGATTGCCCAATAGATAGAAACAAAACCTGCGGTTGGGAATGTCATCTTTGTTTCTTGGCACATTACTTGATAATCTCTTAAATCCCATTCGTAAGTATATGGTTTCATATATTCTGGATAGTGTTGCAATCTAACGCCAAAGTCCTCACCACATAGTCTGACAATATATTTACTGTGCTGAGATATATCTAAATTTTCTTTCTTAATACCTGCCTCTGATAAATTATTAATCCATACATCGTGGTCGTCTTGATAACCTAAGTTCATTCTAAAGGTAATAACATCTTTGTATTCTTTTTCTCTAACAGGTTGTTTATTGCCAATAATGACGATTGGTTTGTCACCAATAAAATCTTGAATGTCTTGTAAGGTTCTCACTTGGTAAATCGTAAAGTATAGTTTTCGTAATCACTTAAAAGATTATGCCACCATCTATGAGGCATTACAGTAGCGTGAGCATTTTTACCATTAGGTAATGCTTTGATTGCTATACCACTATGAACTGTTAAGAAAGTATGTTTCTGATTAAAAGAAAAAATATCATCTAAAACTTTTTTCAAACCTTCTTGGGGTATGTGTTCTAAGACATCAATACAAATAACCAAATCAAATTGACCAGTTGGTTTTTTATTAAATCTTTCAACTGCAGGGTCATAACTTGTTACATTCCAATATGAGGGTTGGTGCATCGCTTGTCCGCAACCATAATCTAAAACAGTATCCAAATTTTTATCTTTAATTATTTGGTCAATTTCAGTGATATATTTTTTAACTGTTTTTCCTTCCCAGTAATTACCTTCTTGATGAACTAACTTTGCTTGTTCTAAGTATTCTTCATAAAGTTTCATTTCTTTTTTCTCTTTTTCTTTGTTTCTCTGGCTACACTTAAAGCAATAGCGACTGCTTGTTTTCTGCTTCTACCTGCTTTGATTTCGGTTTCAATGTTTTTGGCGATTGATTTTTTAGAATATCCTTTGATAAGTGGCATTCGTTTTTCCTTTCTTCATAATGCTTAAAACATAATAGTTCTAAATTACCATATTCAGCAGGATATCCAATACAAGCAAATTTACCACAATGGCATTTCTGTTTTATTTGACGTTCTTGAGGCGTCCAATTAATAAAAACGTGAGGCGAAACTTTAATCGTAATCTTCAAGGAATAAACTTAATGAACCAGATACAGCAGTAGTTGCATCTGCTTTTACTCTTAATTCAATATCTGTTTTTTCTTCTACCATAAAGGGAATGACGAATGTTTCAAATAACGGAATACCAAAGGTAGATTGAAATCCTATAGTATTCCAGACATTACCATTAGTAATTTTTTTAGTCATAATTTTTGCTTCAATCTCTTTTTGCTTTGATGAACCAATAGATGCTTGAACGATATATCCTCGCTTATTAGCAGGGATAGTATAAATAGCTGATAGACTAGAACCATATCCTATAACTACTGTTCCGACTGTTTTACTATCTACAGTGGCAGTTAATGTTCCAACATTAGAATCACCTGTGTTAGCATTTAGCATTCTTAAAGAAAATACTCTAATAAATGTTTGAGCAGTAGCACCACCACCAATAGTAGCAGTAGCAGTC